GAAATAAGACTAAATTTGCTAAACAAATTCTTGATAACGTTAAAGGTAAAGTCGAAGTAGGCAGAAAGGCTAAAACGGTTAATAGCAAAACTGCTGCCTCTGGTTACATACCTAACTTCGCTGAAGGGGCTTTAGAGGAAGCTGTCGGTAGAGAGAAAGCTGCTGGTTTACCAGTGAGCCAAATTAGAATCAATCAAAGCGGCAAACTCCGCAACTCGCAAAACCCAATGGGTCTTGCGGTGACTAATACCCGCGATGAGCCTACTGGGGCGATTCCTGCTGCTAGAGGGTTTATTCCTAATTATTCTTCACCATTCCCCACTGGAACTCCACAGCATCCTGCTTCTCAACAAATTACACAAATAGGAAATGCAGCTGAAAAATCATCAAAAGCTATAGACAAAAGCACTTCATCTACTCAAAAATCAGGGGGAGGTTTAGATAAATTAACTGGCAAACTTTTCGCTTTCCAGAGTATAATGTTCTTATTCCAAAGCGGAGTAGGGGGAATGGCTGAAGAATCTACAGGGGCGACAAAAACGCTAATAAAATTTAGTCAAGCGGCCATGCAAGCTGTTATGGCTCTTACAGCTTTTCAAATGCTTGGAGGCATGAGTGGGCTTACTGGACTCGCTGGTAAAGGGGCAGCAATGAAAACGAGAGGCTCAAGAATGATACAGGCGGGTCGCCGTTTACCAAGGGTCACTGGGGGTGGCATTAGGCAGGGTATGAAGGGAGCAGGCGTGGTGGCCAGCGGAGCAATGACCGCCTTTGGAGGAGCTTTACTAACATTAGTTGCTCCTCTCGCTATAATAGCGGCTGGATTTGGAGCGATTGTAGCTATAAATAACAAATTAACAGGGTCCAAAGAAGCAAATAAAAAAGCTTTAGACGACTTGACTGAAGCTCAAAAAATAGCAAAAAATGTTACGAAAAAACTTAATGTGGGAGATCGTGAGAAGTTTGCAGAAATTAATGAAACATTAGCTAATGCTGACGTAGCTTCTTTTAAGGGCAAGTTAAACCAAGGTGTGACAGGAGCTTTTGACGGTTCCTCTGATGACGAGAAATTCGCGACTCTAAAAGAGACAATTAAAGCGGGTTACAATAGTGGAATGACACAAACAGATGTTAGATCCATACTTCAGACCTTTGCCAATATAGCGAACGATCCGACTAAATTCGATAAGAAAGGCGAGGGGATTAATTTTCGAGAGAGTATCTTTGGCAAGCTGGGTAGAAATATTGCCAGAACAACAGAATCGGGTAAATTAGGATCTTCCGAATTCAACTCATTAATCAAGATGATTAAGAGTAATGTTATGGATAGATCTCCGATCCAGCAGAAATTTGAACAAAAATATCGGGAACTTATAGGACAGAAAGATTTTGACAAAAAATCTGCTTTTGGAAAAGAAATTCAGATACAGCGTCTATTTGATGACTTTCACAGAGAAGGCAAAACAGGTGGTCTCACAATGCAAGCTCTTGAGGCATCTGTTAATAAAATTGATCGAGAAAAAGATTTAAAAATCGCAGAAAATTTGCAAAAGGTTGAGAGGATTACCTTGGCTAACGCCAAATCTCGTTTGCAAACAGCTATTGAAGTAAGGAAAGAACACCTTAAACTACTCAGCGCTGACGATAAACGTCTTATGAAAGCTGAAGCTTTGGGGACTTTAGATGACAACGCTTTATTGGCTTTGAAGCAAAGAATAGATATTCAAAAAATAGACAATGATTTAGTCTCTAAAAATTTAGACTTTTTAAATGCTCAAGGAGATCAGATGACTAGATTAAAGGTTGAGAAAGGGAAGATAGGAAAGATTGAAGAAGAGATATTAAATATAAGCGCAGAGGATTTAAAAGATAAAGATAAACTATTAGGTATAGTAAATAAAATTTTTCATACTAACGGCTTAGAAAAAGATGTCGCTGATAGTATTAGCAAAAGCCTTATTATACAGCTTGATAAAAATGAAGACATAGCCAATGCTTCAAAACTTGTATTAAGAAATAGGCAAGCAGAGACTACAGAGCTAACTAAACAAAAACAATTAATAAAAGAAATACAAGCTGGAACGGCTTTGACCGCTCAAACAGAGTTGTTTGCCTCAACCAACGAAGCCTCTAGCGAAAGGGCTAAAATTGAAAAAAACATAAAAGCGGTGGAAGCGCGGCGAGATAGAATCCCTGCTAATGATCGAGAGAAGGAACGGTTGACTGGTGTAATAACTTCTCTACGGCAAAAATTAAACACAGTTGATAGCGATCAACGCAAAGCTGCCATTCAGTCGGATGCCAGAAGTTTATTTTCGAGAGTGCCAGAAAGTGTTAGAACTAGATTCCCAGAAGCAATGAAAGCTATGCAAGATCCTAATGCTGATCCTCTTAAAATTGCAAGAAGTTTGGATTTTTCGGGGGATAAAAACTTACGCGAACTGCAAGCTTCAGGAATGCCAACAACCACAACCTTGACCCAAAAAGCAGATGGTACTTTTACCAATGCCTTACCAACTGAAGATATTATTAAACTCAAAACAGAGCTGGCAAAATTAGAGCAAAAAATAACTGAGGATCAACAAGCAACCAAAGACGCTACACAGGCAACTAAAGATAACTCGATAGTTATTGCGGAGTCATCTAAGATTAATAAAACAATGGCTCAAGTATTAGCTCCATTCTCTCGATCTGAATCTGCCGACGCTAGTCGTCGTGCTGAAGCTGAAGCAAACGTAGCCGCAGGAACAGATAAAAGTGGTGGAAGTGTAGATTTAGAGTTTAGAAGGCTTACTATGGGGAGGTCACTTCGTGAAAGACGCAGAGAAAACACGCTAACAGATCTTCAAATTAATGATAAATTTCTAAATAAGGTAGAAGAAACTGGAGCCACATTTAGAGATAACTTCGCGGCTGCTTTTGCAGAAGGTATTAAAAGTGTAGATGACCTTGAAGATGCGTTGCTAAATGCAGCTAATGAGTTTTTGAAATCCATGACCACAAACTTTGCGAATAAGTTTATGGATCAAGCTGCGAACGAAATGTCTGGAGGTGAAGGTTCTGGAGGTGGAGGTTTTTTTCGAGGACTTGCTAGGTTCTTTGGCTTCGCTGATGGAGGTAAAGTTCGCGGTGGCTCTGGTAACCGTGATGACGTTCCAGCCATGTTAATGGGTGGAGAATTCGTCATGAATAAAAAAGCTGTTCAGCGTTATGGATCAGGATTCATGGAAGCTATAAACTCTGGCTCTATTCGTGGTTTTGCTCGCGGAGGACAAGTTAGAGATGAGGAGGGCATGTTTACGACCCCGGGTATGAATGGCGCTGGAAAAATTGTTGGAATGAGAGACCTTATGTCTTTTGCTACTCAAAGCCCAGTAGCTATGAATAGAGATACAATAACCAATAATGGAGCTTTTCTTGATCCTGAAAGTGGTAGGTTGACTATGTTTGGCCGAAGAAATAACCCTCAATTCAAAAAGGTGCAAGATGCCAAGAGGCAAGCTTTTGATTTAGCGTTACAAGAAGCAGAGGCTCACAGACAAGCCAAGGAGCAAGAAGTTAAACTGGGTGACATGCTAGCAGCAGCCGTTATTAGTTCTGTTGTTAGTTTCGGGGCTACAAAACTAGGTATGGCAGCAGGACTGGGCGAAGGAATGTCGGGGCTTATAGGGTCTGGGTTAGGTAACTTTGCTGGAACTAAGATTACTGGCGCTCCTGCTTCTGGTGGGGCGTTCGGGGCTGCGGGGGCAACTGGAGATTTAATGGATATATTTTCAGGTGATAAAGGTGGAAATTCTAAAAGTTATTTTGATGTAGGTGGTGCGGGTTCAGGAACAGGTCTGCCTTCCGCAGCAAACCCTTCTAGCAAGCTGGGTTTCTTTTCACGTATAGGTAATTTATTTAGCGGTTCAGGAACAGGTCCGCCTTCTGATGGCCCTATGGGGTCGATGCTGCCCGGACATAATACAATGCCTCGTCGGGCGACAGGAGGCTTAATCCCTGCTGCTGGAGGAGTTGATACGGTTCCCGCAATGCTTTCAGGTGGAGAGTTCGTCATGAACGCTGCCGCCACAAAGAATATTGGTGCGGGTAATTTACAGGCGTTAAACTCTGGAGCTGGAACTGGTGATAATACAGATCTGGTATCCAAGCTTGATGAGCTAATTGCCGCAACCGAAACATCTCAATCTACAGGAGACATCAACATAACAATCAATGGCTCTAATGAAGCCGAAAATCAAACAGCTGAAGACGCTACAGAAACACAAAAACAGCTGTCTGAAAGAATTAAGGTTGCCGTTAAGCAGGTGATTGCGGATGAACAAAGACTAGGAGGGCAACTTAGAAAGTAATGTTTGGATCAAGATTAAATGACGAAGTAAATATCGCCATAGATGGATACGAAATTTCTGGCGTAAGCTCTATAGACTTTTCATATTCTAATAGTGCAAATATCGTTAAGCCTCTCGGCTCTAAGAAAGGGTTAACTACTGTTGGTGGGGCTACACAACAAAAAGTTTCTATTTCTTCGCATATGATATATAATGATCCACTTTTGGCTTATACTGGAAATGATATATCATTAATAAATCAGCAGGGCGTTATGAGTGGCAATATTAGATATGCAGATATTTCATACAGATTTTCTGAAGGATACTTAGATTCTTATTCTGTCAATTGTGCTGTAGGCACAGTGCCAAAAGTTAACGCTTCTATTTTGGTTTATGATGAGTTTCTATCAGGTAGCGAAGTACTAAGTGATGCTGGAATACCCAGCGAGATTTCTATAACATCTCAAGGATCTATAAATGTAACTTGTGATAATTCTACAACAAATAGGGTTATTGGTTTTGATTACTCTATTAAATCTAATAGAAAACCTCACTTTTCAATAGGCAGTGAAACTCCTGCTTCTGTCGAGCTTATCCTTCCTTTGGAATTTACAGCTCAGGTTCAAATTGAAGTTGATGAAGCTTTTCCAGAAAGCTCTTTTAGCTTTTTAGAAAATAGAGAAAACAAAACTGTTGTTTTTGATATTAATAGAAAAGATGGTACAAATCTTCAAGAGTTGACGATCCCTAACGCTACACTAGTAAGTGAATCTATATCAGCTTCTGATAATGGTTCTACTATTTTAAATTTAAATTATATTGGTCATGGCTTCTGATTTATTTTACAACAGAGACTCAAATATTTCTGGAGTTACGATTCAGTCTGATTATTCAGGTCTTAGTCTAACTCCTGTCTACGGTTCTAAAGCTTCTTTTAAGTCTAAGAATTTTATGTATGAGGTTGATGATTTTCAAATCAACTCCATACCCCACTCGATGAATAGTCTAGAGGTTCAGTATGATGTGCGGTATGACTTGAATGAAGCAAACACTCAGAAACTAGCTGCATTTATCGAGAGTAAAAATGGTAATCAATTGTTTGAGTTTAATATAGATAATAGCGGGATTTATAAATCTATGTCTGGGGTTTCTGACCAATATGCGGTTAACCATGTAAATAATCAGCATTATGAAGTCGCTGTTTCTTATTCTGTAGATCAAGCTCCAAATTTATTTAATTGGTCTGGGATGAATTTTGTTAATTTAGATTTTCAAGACTACGCTTACTCTACCTCTTATGAAAAGTATGATGTTGTTTACACTGGCATAAGCTCTAATAAGCTAAATAACTATTATTACTGTACAGAAACTCACTCGTCTACTGATTTAAATTCCCCAACGGGGGCTAGCTCAGCATGGTCTCAGAACTTCTTCTTCAAGCCTGATATTGGTTTGCAAAATGATGTTCAATTAAAAAACGAAGTCTTACAGTTTAAGAACTCTTTTAAGCAAAGAGTTAAAACAAAAGATAACAACGCTTCATTCCAGCTTAGGTATGACTTCACTGACATCAGCGACAAACAACTTAAGTGTATGTTGCACTTCTTAGAGAATAAAGCTGGATACAGAAGGTTTAGACATGATATAGAATCAGTCTATAATAGACCAAAAGCTATGTATTGCCCAGAGTGGAGTCATACATGGAAGTATTTCAACGCGCACGATTTATCCGTGACGTTAGTAGAAGATGTTTTAGGTGTAATCCCAACAGGAAGTTAAAATGGCTAGAAATATTTTAAAGAGTAACAATTCAATTGTGAT